AGAACTTCTTTCACATCTAGTGTTGATGTACCACGTCCAGCAGTATATTTGGCAGACATTTCTAAAACATTACAACTCACAAAGTTGCGCTGATAAAATCCATCTCCGATGTCCTTATTTGAGTAAGCAAACTTACACCCAGACTCAGTAAGATAACGTGCCAACCTAACTTGATCGTCTTCAGTAAAACCACCTTGATAGAGAACAATACTATCGCGATATGGTGGGTCAGCATACAACCAGTCACCAGACTTTGGTTGATAAGCAGAAAAGTCACCATTTGTAATAGTTGCTTTCTGAAGGAAAGATGCAACATTTTTGATCTTATTCACATCAAAGAATGCTTGTTTCTGCAAACAAGTTCCAGGAGGTGTAGAATATCTCTCGTTGCATTTTTTATATGCTTTCCACATACCATTAAAGTTTACTTGCAACATGAACAACAATAATGCAGACAAATATACATCAGACTTGCCTTCATTTTGCAAACAATATACTTCTCTCAACTCATAATAGTATTTCTTTCTATCATCTACTTCAGATAAACTCAACCACTTCTCTACACATTTGAACCATTGGTTGATAACTTCATCGCTGCTATCTGCCAGTGTAGCATACAACAATGTCAACTCACCATTCCAGTCATTGACCACAAATTCTTTCTGTGGAAACTTCTCATAAACCCAAAGAGAGTTAGTGAGTCCACCAGCAAAAAGATCCACGAAACGAGTAAACTCACCTTCAGGAAAGAAATGTGGTGCATATTGCTCCAACATTCGTTGTTTTGATCCAGTCCACTTGAACATTGGAGCAATAGATGTTTTCATAGTGAGAAGAAGAATTAGATTATTATACTATACTTTTATTCAGTTAGCAACCTCTACCAGCACTTCTTTGTTCAGTTTAGAGAAAGGTAGCACATGCACATTCTCTTCAATATCACCACGTTGTTGTGATTTCAGAAGTTTGCGAGTGAACAACTTCGTGCATTTATCAGTCTCTTTCTTACCTTCAGTGATGTAAAGTACAGTACGCTTACCATAGCAACCATCGCGCAGTTTCTCAAGGTCAAAGAATACTTTCTCTTCAGTTGTGCCACTCTTATCACCACCTTTCAACTCAATGATAGAGTCAAGTTCAAGGCAATACCCGTCCGTTAGGAAATACTTAAACCCACATTCTGCATACTCTTCAGGTACAAGATGCTTGATAGTGCCTTCGTAAGGAATACCATGCGCCTCACATTCTTTTTTAGTTTTCACAAACGTGAAACCACTATCAGTAAAGAACTGTCGCAACATTTGCTCACGTTGTTGTCCAGAACGTGCTGCACCATGTGCGTCGGTGGTAGTTTGGTTCTCGTACACAATGTCTCCGAATACAATAATAATACAATTTAAAGGTGAGTAATAATTATATCACCAAGTCTTCTCCATGACAAAGTTAGCCCTAGAAAACTCTTCACGGTCAACAACCTTGAACATGCCATATTGGTTGGTGATGACATAACCTTCATGCAAAGTGTAAGTATTACCAATCATACATGTAATGTCATCCGTCTCATCAATAAAGCAGAACAAGTCATCTTTAATAGTTGCAACTAACTTCCACAATCTCATCAAGTTGACATCAATATCAAACTTTTCTGCAATTTCATCTTCATCGATAGCATTATCACCACGGATACAGTCATTGATATGCTTTGTAATTTTTGTTGCTGTTTTATCATCAACAAACTCACAAAGTGTGGACATTTGCTTAGCAAATGCACAAATGTCAGCAATATCCTCACGATTAGTATTCAAACTTGCACCAGGTTGCACAAACAAGCAATAATCAGTGCTCTTAGGACACAATACCATTGGAGACGCAATCGCATTACGAAGATCATCATCTGCCACATAAACTGTATGTGGTGCAATGATAATATCCTCTGCAATTATTTCAGGGAAGATATAAGTAATCGTGTTGGGGCGATAAGTATCAGAACCACCAAACCCAATAAAATCACCTTGGAAGATACAGTTTGTGCGAGGAAGACAATCAAGGCAAGCATGAAGAATACGCGCAACTTTACCTTTATGGTTCTTATCAATTTCTTCATGAGAGTGGTTTATCTTGATCTTTACTTTATTGAAGACTGACTTAGTACCAACAAAAAATGTACCAGTAGCAGGATCTTCACCCCAAACAATAGCAGGAGCACCATCTATTTTGGTGCTAATGAAACTATCAGGTTCAGAAAACCAATCGAGAACTGAAAGATCTCCAGTCAGAATGGAGTCTTCTGGGTGTTGCAAGTGAGTGTTTTTCATACTACTAGGACACTTTAGAGGTGAGTAACTTTTATTCAACAATATATGGTTTTAAGATTTCAACAACTCCTTGCATTGCAGCTCTAGAATATCCTGCTGCATAGGGATAACCCTGCTCTGGGTTATCTGGTGCAACATAGTTTACCTCAATTGCTTCCTCTAAACGTTGAATTACATTCTCAAGGATGTCAGAGTAAATAGGAACCTGTTTCATGAT